TCCAGCCTGACCATCATGCTCACATGGCATGGCGGCAGCATGAACGCCGCGCTCATGGTGGAAGGCGTGTACATCGCCACCGCATTGTGGCTGATCGTCAGATTCGCGCCACGCGACTAAAAGACTTCCCACCAGCCGACAGTCCAACAAAACAAACCAAATTAGGGACGTTTTGCGCGGACATCCACGTTCACTCATGTCGGCTGGCGGGGACACATAACTGAATATCGATTATTATCCACGCGCCGACCATACCTGCCTTACATACACTGTCGGCGCATTCGGCTGGGCGACGGTTCGCCCGCCCAAGGATTCCAATCTCTTCTCTCTCTATCAAAAAACGCAGGCGCTCCGGTGCCTGCAAACCCTTTCAAGTCCGCCTGACGGCTTCAGTCACCGTCGGCCACGCCACCGGCCGTGAACACGTTCAGGTCGTGTTCCAACAGTCAAAGGGGCGCTCGGAATCCATGGACGGCATCGGTTCGACTCCGATGCCAGCCACTCAGCCCCATCCACTCGTCATGGTGGGGCACACAACGCCAAACAAGCAAAGGAAACACATCATGAACGAAAACAAACCAAAGGTGGCAACATGGGCGCTCTGCGTTGACATCGACCCCGACAACCCGGAAATGCTCGACGGCCTCCACATCAACCCGATGGGCGACATTCGGGACGGCAGGCCATGACCGACCTGCTCACGCCATCCGAACTGGCCACCATGCTCGGCATGAGCGTGCGCACACTCGCCAACTGGCGGAGCACCGGCAAAGGCCCGCCATATCTGAAAATCGGCGTGGAACCGCCCGAAGGCCATCAGGACAGGCGCAAGGTCAGATACCAGCGTGCCGTGGCCGAGCGTTGGGCCACAGCACACCAGTACGCGAGGACGGTAGCGAGATGAAACCCCACAATGATGGCCACTACTTCGTGCCTGGAAGCCGTCAGACCGGCCGGTATGAGCCGCGAGGCTTCATGGTCGGCAGCTACATACGCCCGACTTTGACGGAGCAGGGCATCGACGTGGACGAATTCATCGAACAAAACCGTCATCTGATCGAAAGACTCAGAAAGGGAACACGTTGAAACACGAATACACGGGCGACGAGCTCGCCGAACTGAAGAAAATCTACGACGAGTCGGGAGAAGCCGGACTCCAGATCGGCGAAATGCGTGCGTTACGCAAGGCAGGACTCCTCACCCCGGACCTGCCACCGGAACAGGAGGCGCATGAGGACATCCTGGCCGACTATCAGGCCGTCGGCAAGCCCACGGCGGAACAGGCGGAACCGTCGAAACGTGACCTCATCCTCGCGCATTGCAGAAACCGCATCGACCAAGGCCAACCGTTCGACGGCAAGGAAACCGCCGAAGCGCTCGGCATAAGCCAGAAAACGGCAGGCAACATCATCGGCCAACTCCGCAAGGAAGGACTGCTGCCGGCCTTCGACCAGCATTCACCCCGCAAAACACGGAAAAACGCCACGATCGGAAAGAAGAAAGAAACCATGACCACCACATCGAAACTCACAGTGGACAAAATCACCGCAACGAAACTCACCCCCGTCGGAACCATCAGCGTCGGGCCACAAGCCACAGCCGATCCGCGCATCATCATCGCAAACGCCTTGGTCGACATCTTCGACGCGGTGAGCGCCTTGCAGCGAACCGCGTTCCAAGCCAACGACAAGGTGGTTTACGGTTTCGCCACGAAACTGCTCACCGGCGAATTGATGGACATCAAAGCCAACTACAGCAAGGATGTGGCGAAGTGAAGCGTATTCCACTCAAGGATACGGAACGCTACACGATCGAGCGCTTCCGGCAGTGCAAGAAGACGGAACGTCATCTCGCGTGGCTGAAGAGCCGCAAGGCCGGTGTTGGCGGCAGTGACATGAGCACGATTCTCGGCCTTAACGCTTTTAAAACGCCTTACGAATTGTGGCTTGAGAAGACCGGCCGCGTGGAACCGGAGGACATTTCCGACAAGTGGGCGATCGTCAAGGGCAATGCCCTGGAAAACGAGCTTCGTAAGCGTTTCCGCGCCAATCATCCGGAAATGCTCGTTACGGACGGCACTGACAAGCAGTTCATCAGCCGCGAAAAGCCCTATCTGAGGGCTTCCCTTGACGGCATCCTGCAAAGGGAGGACGGCAGCTTCGGAATCCTTGAGATCAAGACGGCGGGTAATCGTCGAGCGGGCGACTGGCATGACGAGGACGGAAACCTCCGTATTCCGCCATACTACTTGGCTCAGGTCGAATTCTACGCGCTCGTCACCGGCTGGACGTGGGGCTACGTGTACGCGGCCATCGGGGACGACGAGCCGGTAGAGATACCGTTCAAGGCCGACGTGGAGGATATGGCCGCGATCGACAAGGCCGCCACCGACTTCTGGCATTTCGTCACCACGGGCACGCCACCGCAGTTGACCGGAGGTGACGTGCAGAAGGCATTCCCCGAACCCACGCCGGACATCGTGGACGAAAGCGACGACGACGACCTCTACGACCTGCTCGCCAGATACGAGAGCGCCACCGGAATGCTGAATGACATGAAAGCCACGCAAAAGGAACTGCAGGAGCAGATCATCCTGCGCATCGGCTCGCATACGGGCGTGCGCTGCGGCAACTTGCAAGCCACCTACAAGACGACGACACGCAAGGAATACACCGTCAAAGCCACCACATACCGCAAATTCGCATTCAAAACCATCGAAGAAAAGGAGCAATAAATTATGGGAGCAATCGCACAGCAGGCGCAAGGCCGTCAGATGGTCGAAATGACGCCGAAGAAAAACCTCCAGATGCTGATGAAGAAAAGCTGGCCGCGCATCGCCAGCGTCGTCGGCAACAACATCAGCCCCGACCGCCTCTACCAGATGTGCGTCAGCGCCATCAACAAGACGCCGAAACTCGCCGAATGCTCGCCGCAAAGCGTGCTCTCCTGCTTCATGACCTGCTCCGCGCTCGGCCTCGAACCATCCAACGTGGACGGATTGGGACGCGCCTACGTGCTTCCCTTCTACAACAAAAAATCCGGCGGCATGGAAGCCACGTTCATCATGGGCTATCGCGGCATGATCGATTTGGCGCGACGCAGCGGCCAGCTCGTGGACATCAGCGCTCGAGCCGTACACCAGGGAGACGAATTCTCCTACAGCTATGGTCTCAACGAGGATCTGCACCACGTGCCATGCGCCAACCCCGGCGAACTGACCCACGTGTACATGGTCGCGCATTTCAAGGACGACGGCCACTACTTCCTCGTCCTGAACCGTCAGGAGATCGAGCAGGCGAGGGCACGCAGCAAGAGCGGCAATTTCGGCCCATGGAAAACCGCCTACGAGGCCATGGCCAAGAAGACCGCCATCCGCCGCGCGGCGCCTTATCTGCCGTTGACGGTGCAGGCGCAGACCGCCGCCGCCAGCGATGACACCACGCCCGATTACGGCGACGTGTTCCAGCCGGTGCTTGATGACGATGGCGATGATGGAGCTGATGACGTGACCGCCGAGGTCATGGAGCCGGACGTTGAAGCCGGGCAGCAGACTGAAGTGAAGGAGGCCGAGTGATGGCCGGAGAGACTGTTATCACGATCATTGGCAATCTGACCGCAGATCCTGAGATGCGCACGACGCGCAATGGTTCCACGGTGGCGAATTTCAGCATCGCGGACACGCCACGCGTATACAACAGCCAGGCCAATCAGTGGGAGGACGGTCAGGCGCTGTTCCTCCGCTGTTCGGCCTGGCGTGACCTCGCCTCGCATTGCGTCCAGACGCTCCACAAGGGCATGCGCGTCATCGCCCAGGGCAGGCTGCAGCAGCGTTCCTATCAGGCGCAGGACGGTTCCAACCGTACCGTCATCGAAATGACCGTGGACGAGATCGGCCCATCGCTCAAATATGCGACGGCTCAGGTGCAGCGTCAGCAGCATGGCAACGGTGGTGGCTTCCAGGGCAATAATGCGGGTGGTTTCGCCGGTGGCGCTAGGGATCAGCAGCCCCAGCAGCAGTCGCAGGCTCCGGCAGATGACCCGTGGGGCGCTCCGGCTGGAGAGCCTGACTTCTGATGATGCGCGAATGGATAGAGCCACCGGACGCGGAACCGGTATGTCCCAGGCATGGGTGCGCGTTGTATCCGGCGCGCCCCATCCCATGCCCACTATGCGAAGAAGAAGCCGAGGAAGAGGAGGAATGATGCAGGAATTCGTCGTGGACATTCCACGGGACGAATGGTGGACGCAAAACCGTCGCGGCCACTGGCGAGTGAAATTCGCGCACACAAGCGCAGTCAAACAGCGTGCCATGGCATTCGCCAGATTCTGGCTCCAAAACGGCCACCACAGGCCACAACACTTTCCAGTGCACGTCACCGCGATCATCCACCCATTGACCCACGGGCGCTTCGACCCGGAGAACGCGGCGCCCATGGTCAAAGCCATCCTTGACGCGCTCACCGATACCGGCTTCTGGCCCGACGATGACTCAAAACACATCATCGGCCCCGACTACCGAGGTGGAGAACCAAGCAGCCGAAAAGGCTGGTACCGAATCACCATCCGAATCGAAGAAGAGGAGCACTGACATGGCTACGAACGTGAGTCAGCAAGACGAGACACTGCACAAGGTTATCGAATGGTGTGAGCAGCGCGAGGTTGAGGGATTACGGCTTGCCAATGCTTTGCTGCAGAAGCATGACTTGGCTGCTTATGCAGTGGTCAAAGCTCAAATAGACGCATATCACAAGACCGCCGAACACTGCTGTTCCATGCTCGGCTACAGCGGCTCCATGCCGTCCTGTCTCAACTATGAAGACATCGATGACAGCAGCCCGGACCTTCAGCCCCAGGTGGGCGACTACGGTGTGGCCGTCCTTGAGAACGCTCACGGTCAGGAAGAAATACCCTTCCACATCGAACGGGAGGAACGCACCGGACTGCCAGTCGCACTCCTGAACGAACGACTGTATGCGAAACCGGAAGACGACATCGACGACGGACAGTACGTGAGCCTGTTCCAGCTCTATTTGGACGGCTTTATGTTGAGTCGGACGGGCCGAAAGCGGAACAAAGACGCGGAGGCATAGTCATGTGGTTCAAACGCAGACGCAACGAATTCGGGTGTCCAATGTGCGGCAGACTACCCAAAATCGTTAAGAGCCATACACAGGATGGGGATTACATCAAGTCGATATACCGGCTTCAATGCCCCCGAAAGCACCTCTCTACAAACTGGTACAGCGACCCTATGGATGCAAGCATCCAGTGGAAACACGTAGTGGACGAATACAAGAGGAAGGACACGAAATGAGCGCGTATCAGCCTGTTCTTGACCCCGCCTGCGGCGGCCGAATGTTCTGGTTCGACAAGTCGGATGATCGAGTGCTTTTCGGTGATGTGCGTGATGAAAGCTGGGAATTGTGTGACGGGCGTAGATTCGATGTCAAGCCGGACATGCTGATGGACTACCGCGACCTGCCGTTCCCCGACGGGACGTTCCGCATGGTGGTGCTCGACCCGCCCCACCTGCGCAATGCGGGGGAAACGAGCTACATGGCGCAGAAATACGGTTGCCTCGACCAAGAGACGTGGAAAGCTGACCTCAAGACCATGTTCAGCGAGTGCTTCCGCGTCCTGAAAGAGCATGGAGTGTTGATTTTCAAATGGAATGAGACGCAGATACCCGTATCGCAGATTCTCAAGCTCACAGCGCACAAGCCGCTCTTCGGCAACAAGCAGCCGAACCGCACGGGAACACACTGGATTGTCTTCATGAAGGAGGACGCGAAATGAATAAACGGTACAAGGTTTGCCCACTTTTTTGGAGTGATTACGGCGATGAGCGCACCTTGATGAATATGGGTGTGTTTGAAGAGTTGCTGAACGAGGGTTGGAAGATTCTGCGGGTGGATATCATGCCACCAACGGAATTGAGTAATAACGCCGTTACCGCGACGAACGTCTACATCCTTGAGAGGGAGGCTAATGATGATTAGTCAATACGACAAGGACATGTGTTGCCTGTATATCGCTGAGGGGATGAACTACATCTGGCAACAACGAGAGAACCAAGAGCTTTCCCGAATACTTGAATCATTGGCCGATAGGAAGCTCATGAAGCGTGTCCATGGCGGGTATGCGATCACACTCAAGGGCCTGTTGGCAGTCAAGGCGTGGAGACTTCACCTGTTCCTGTTCCATCACCACGATGAATACAAGTACTTCAGGAGGAAGAAATGAGCAGGGCTGAAACCACCGCCATGCTGTCCAAGCTGGTCGAGAAGAGGTTGAAGAATCGCGTGAGCTATTGGGCTAGCGAGGTTAACTTCGACCTTGGAACACCACGGAACAGGCGCATCGACTACATCGGATTCAAGCCTTTCACGCCCGGCTACGTGCTCGAACCAAGCAGTGTGGAACTCGGCACTTTCTCCTGCTATGAAATCAAGTCATGCATGGCTGATTTCAAATCGGGTCACGGGCTGACGTTCTACGGTGACGAAAACTATCTAGTCACCACGCCTGAGCTTGCGGATGAACTGCGCGTGGGCCACCAGATTCCGCGAGACATCGACCAAGTGTTGGTGCCCACGGCCAAAGGGGACAAGCTCAGATGCCTGTACGACGTGTCCTATGGAGACAAGCGGAATAGCTACAGGCGGCGTCCGGCGAGTGAGATGCTGTACGCCATGATCGAAGCGAACGGAAAGAGGACGAATTGAGCATCATGCTTGACGAGGCCAACGTTTACGAGCGTGGCATGGATGATGATTTGACTTTTCAGACGGTTCGTGAGCTTGCCGGTACAGCGTACATGGCCGGACGT